ACTACGGTTCCGTCTTGGCAACCGCAGTGCTGGCATGGTGACTGTCTGAGAATCTTTAGAAGTTTCTCACTGCGGTACACTATGCGTCCTCATCATGTTCATAATTCCCTCGTAGGCAAACTCCCAAGGCTTCTTAGGATTGACTACTTCTGGCGGGATATTCAATGACTCTACCGATATATGAGCGCATAGACGCCATTTGTGGAGACCCATAGAGGTTATCTTTTTATCTTTACTCAGCTCATAAATGTAGGTGCGTGCTGTTTTCGGGTTGGCATTTAACTTAGTCGCTATCTCCCTTGTTGTCTTGCCCGGGTTCAGTGCTATGTAATGCAGTATTTGAATTTTTTTGTTCATCCGTTTTCTCCTTTTTATTGCCAAAAATACTATCCCAATTATTCTCAAAACTGTTACGGTCTGCGATAGGGCGTGGCATGTCTCCTTTGCCAGCTCCGTCTGGTTTTCTAAACATCATGTTCCTTTCTCAGTTCTTCAAAGTTATAAAACCACTCATCCTTAGCACTCCATTTGGCATGGTTCTCTACGCTATAAACTTCGGTTGGTATTCTAAAATCAGGCGTTTTAAGCACGGCAGGAACCAACGATACGTCATACCAAAGGCATCTGTTGTTTGGTTGGCATGCAAACTGACCGTTGTCTAACTTGATAAAGTTGTAACTCTTGTGTTCTTCAACGCCCTCACTGAAGGTCGTGTCAATACGGTTAGCCTCTGGACTGGCAAAGTCTATGGTGAACAAATAGTTACCAAAGTGAAACTGTTTATCCTTACCAAAGTATTTGACCTTGAGTCCACGCAGATTAGACTTCTCAATAACGGCCATGTCATAAGATAAGCAGTCCCATATCTGTAAGAAGTCTAAGGGTAGTGGATCAATGACTTCTTTCCACACATACGCACTGATGGGTAGCTTGTCGTACAGCGCGCCATAGTTTGTCAGCATGGATTCGATGCGGAACGCTTGCCCTTTGATTGCCTTGGCGGTCATCCACACGCACGGCTCCAGTTCTCCATGTCCTTGCTCGTGGTTATATAAGAACTCTTTACGCACAAAGCATTTAACAGGCGGTATGTTAGCTACTAGAAATGTCATTTTTCGTTTGCTTTCCAGCCAGTATCCCAGCCCTTATTCCATGCAATGCACCATACATCGTAGAATCCGTTAAGCGGAAACCCATCCTTATCAACTGCCCAAGCTTTTACATCTTTGCGCTTAATAAATGCTTCCCATGCCTTATCTCTTATGGGGTTATCTATTTGTATATCATCAAACAGCCCTGATTTATCTTGTTTCCACAGTTCTTTTCGTTTCATTTTTTTCCCTTATCTTTGCTTCTATCTTGTCAAACAGCTCACGAACGTAAGACCCAAGGCCTTTAGCGTAGCTACCAACTATTTCTTTAATCTCATCATCTGTTAGGTATTGCCATGTTTGCTCTGTATAAAGTGGAATAGATTTAGCATCACCACCTTTTAGACGGCACAGTTCATCTGCTTCTTCTTTTGTAAAAAATAAATCATGCGGTCTTCCTTCCCATACAGCCCAAGCTACTGGTTCATTGTTCATTTGTTTCTCAACTCCTGTAAGATGCACTCAAGGCGATACACAATCACGATGAGGCAGATTAATATGGCCCAGTCCATTACTTCACCATGCACGTAAATGCTATGTTATTCACGCGGAACTGTTTCATCAGCTCACAGTCCTTCATGATCTGGTAAGTGTATGTGGCGTTCGTCACAATGGTACCCAAGGCAAAGCCAATAAGTAATATAGTTAAGAAATTCTTTAGTTTATCTATCCATTCTTTCTTCATGATTTAACCTTGTCGTAGATTAATGCCAGAGTAAATCTGTAATGTGGCGCAGTTTGGGATTGCGGTCTAAGTGCATGGGGAACTTGGCCGTCAAAAACAATCACTCTATTAGGCGTATATGGCGAGGCAAACGCTATGTCTTTACCATTGTCAGCGTAGAACATAGTGTCGCCAAACCAGCCATCTTGCCACTTGGTATTGACGTAATACAAAATAATTTTAGATTCAGGATGAACGTGGGTAAAGTAAGAGTCCGATGGAACAGACATATTCATTACCGCCTTTGTCATTTGCAGTCCATCAACCAACGATGCAATCGGTGTATCAACTAGTTTGTCCAATATACCCAGTGCATCTATATCCTCTACTGTGTAGCTTGCATGAAGAAACTTATGTACTTGGTCATTGAAGTCAACCGTATCACCCCAACCAATTCGATAGTTAGACATAGTGGCGTACAGATAGGTGTCTGACATGAACTGCATGTCAAAAACATTATCAAACACGTCAATTTGCTTTTTACCTTCAAGCAGAATAGTTTTATGTTTCATCAGTATTTATACCCGTTGTTCTTTTTCGTATTGTAATTCTGGTTTATCGTGAAATTAACTAACGGATATCGCATGGTTCCCTGGGAATCAAACCATACAACCGCTACAACTTCACCCTCAATTCCCCAGCAACCTTCTGATGAGTACCCTGATGGATCGTAGTTGTATACAAAGTTCAACTTATCATGCGTAACCCCTTTGTGGACACACGGCCTGTCAGTTAAAACAATCTTACCGCCAGCTTTATTGTTCAGCGTAGCTATTGTTTCAGCGCTTACGTGTGCGCTTAGGCACAACAGCAGCAATGCCAGAGTCTTCTTCATCTGCCTTCTCCTTGTGTTTACGTACTTCCATAAATTCATCTGCAAAAGTAAAACATTCTTCTGCTGTTGCACCAGTTACTGCTCGCAGTAGCGCGGCACAATCTCTCAAGTCATCATCATTCATAGCTTATTCTCCATGTACCACAGTGCAAACAGTATCGAAATTGATACTCCTGCGCCAAAGCCTAAGCCAAGGAATAGCGTGGATATAATGTTCCAAAATAGTTCCATTATTCCCCCAGTTGTATGATTTCTTCGGCCAAGATAGCCCGTAATGCCTTCCCGTTAACGGAAATCATCTGGCATTCCTTGTTCGCCTTAACGACCTTGATAGCATCCTTAAGCCCCTTTATGTACGCACCGTCCTTCTTGGTGTTACCTTCTATCATCATGCCAATAGAGTGACGGATCATTGATGAAGCCTTGCGGTCTCGAGCTAATACCTTTAGCTTATCAATGTACTCAGCGGGCAGATAGATTGAGTATGGCACTAGCTTCTTTTCCATGCGTCAAACCTTTCTCTCAGTTGTACGAACTTAGCTTTCGCCTCATCGTTTGTTTTTATTTCTTTGCGTGAGTCAATGCTTAGGTAATACTTCATCCATTCAGCGCATTCACCTTCAGTCACAATCTCGTCCTCGCCTTCAGACATTGCATAAACAAAGTCCCAAAACTCCTTGTCCCTGCAATACATGCCAGCGATTGATACGAGCTTGCTATCGTCATCCTTCTTGAATGATTCACGGTTCATGGGCATCTCGTTATCTCCGAGACGTACCATGACAACCATGTACCTGGCACCTACAAAGTCACGCATAAGGTCTTGTGGCAAGTCATCTGGATGAACAGCCAAGGTTAGGGAGTACCCATCCTTGGTTTGTTTCAGAGCCGTCTTGACGCCTTCGAACTTAATTGTTTCCACGCTTGCTCTCCAAGTATTCAATCGCGCCTAGCAACTTGATGCCTTGCGTGATTAACTGAGTGTTGTGGTTACGCAACCCATCGTTCTCTTTAATCTCAGCAGCTAGAGCCTGTTGTAAGTTCTTGGCTAAAGCTTCCCAGTTAATAGTGTTGGTAGATTTACGTGGCTGTTTGTCTTTTGCACCTGGTGTTCTTGGCATATTGTTCTCCTTAAAATGGTAAGTCTTCGTCTGATGACGGCGCTGCGTCTTGACGAACGTTGTTTTCTGGTTTCTTGTATGTGTCTACCTTGAGGGATAGGAACTTGCCGTTCTTACCTTCTTTAGACCATCCGCCAAGCTTTACAGTTACTAACTGTTCTGTTGAGTTCTCAATCAGATCTAACAAGAATGCCTTATCAAACTTAATGTCGCCGAACATGTCGGGCGCCTTCTCATGTTTCTTCTCTTGGGTTCTGAATAGTGCGCCTGTATTTGGGTATTCCATTTATTACTCCTTAATTAGTTTTTCTTTAGTTGCTTTTAATTGGGCCAAGATTTCGTCATAGACCACTTTGTTTTCTTCCTTCAGCTTGTCATAGATAAGACGGTTGTTCTTGAAGATGTTGTTCACGTCTTCTACCTTCTCCGCAATACTTAAGCAAACTTCCGTAGCTGCTTTAACTGCACCTGCCCAGTTACCGTCAGCGTCTTCCACTACCTTCAGTTGCCATTCGCCTTCTTTGCCCGCTAAGACCTTTGGAGCCTGAGCTACTGGCGTAATGTCTGCCTTAGTAGCTGGCTTGAATGGTTGCTTTGCGTTGGTGGTTTCAGACCCCGTGGTCGCATCTAGTGCGTCATGCTCCACGATTTCCATGGCTGTCACCCATAGGTAACGGCGTAGGTATGTCTGTACTGCACCAAGGTTCTGCACCTCATGGCAACCCTTTAGGGCAGCGGAAGACATTGGGCTATTAACATGGATATACGTGCCATCATCCATGTCTGTGATTGTCAATACCGCTACGTCTGGTAGGTATGAAACCACTCCACAAAGTCCTTGCTGAGCGAATATCTCTTGAATAGAGGGCAAAAAGTCCCCTAATTCAAAGTATTTGTAGCCCGCAAACTTATTGTGGCCTGACTTGTTCAGCTTTCTACCTTGTAACTCAAGGCGGGCAGCCATTAACTTCCTATGTACGCTCATTGTGTATCCCTGTTTTTAGCAAATTCGTAATCAGATCTGTATTCTGTTGGCGGAGTCCATCCAAACTTTCGCCATGTCCTTTGAACATCAGCTCCTGTTTGATAAACGAACGTAGAATTTATGTCTATAGCCATCGGCGCTTGCCTGTCTATCTTCTTCTTTCTTGTTTCGTTCTTAAAGCCCACTAACTTCATTAATGTATCTTTCATAAACCCTCCTTAACGTGCTGATTGTCTTTCTTCCATTTGTGATATTAATAAACCAACTTTACTTGTTGAAACAAACCCACTACTAATCTCATCTTCATCAGCTTCAACAGATGACACATTAAAATCTGATGTCGCCAATCCTTGAAACTCAGGAGCAGTAACTAAACATTTGTAACCTTTCCAAGTAAAATCATTCATTCCTCTTATGTGTTCTTTAATGATTGTTGTTTTGTTACCGTATTTCCTTTCATGTTGTTTTACAAAGTGAATAATCTTTTTCTTCTGACCAGTAGGCGTTACAGCAGTCTTGTCCCTATCTGAAAAGTATTTTTTAGTTAGAGATTTATCAATAGAAAATGTCACTCTATCTCCACTATGCTTTACTGCAACGCTCCAGCTATTTTTTCTGTTAACCCAAAAATCAAACATGTTCTTAAATAAAGCCTTTAATAAAATGGTTGGCTCATGCTCATCTTTAACCCAATCTGAAATGAGGTCAGGATTAGAAAATACTGGTTTTTTGTAGCTTTGATGCTTGTTCTTTCCTTTTGTAATTTGAACGGTGTCAAACCTATGCTCTTTGCATATATCTATTTCTCCGTTCTTTTTAACAACAATCCAAGCAGCTATCCAATATAAATGGCCGCTCATCCTGTAGGCCAATCCAACCTTATAAATAGTTCCAGTTTTCTTTTCTGTATACCAGGGCAATGACTTTACTTTTATGCCAAACATGAAGTCAGGCGATAGCGTTTTTGAGTCATCATCTTTTTCTTTGTTCCCAAGAATTGATACAAGCATCATTGACGGCATTGTTTTTGATGTATCAATCAACATATTACTGCTTGTAATGTCAATTATTCCTGTTGATGGCACATAAGAACCTAGCTTTTTCAGTCCCAATACTTCATCTTGATGGAGCCAACTTCCATGTTTACCAAACTTAAATTTGTAAGCGTTAAACGTTTCCTCAATATCATCCAATAACTCGCTAAGTGTTTTTGGAACATCAGCTTGGGGATCAGACGTATCTTCTATTTCATCAATAATTTGTGGCTCAGGAACAATCAGCTCTGGGTTTTTAAACCAACTGAGGATTGTAAGTAATGCACCACCAATTTTTTCCATCACTTGACTCATACCATTTCCTTTCCGCTGTTGTAATCTTTCCACTGCCCACAAAAGTCACGCACTTGGCAGAAGTTTGCGCATCGAGTTCTCTCGCCTGGTCTAACTTCTATCTCGTACCCCTTACCCAACTCTTCAATCTTGGCATCCGCTTGGTCTTGCGTGAGGCAAACTGTTGTCGCGCGCTTGTTACCAATCTTGCGTACTGCCCACATAGTCGGTTTCTCCCACATCTCGCTAGGTGAACACTCAGGCAAAGTCTCAGAAGTCTCGGTTGCGAAATGCGCATTGGAATGTAGGTGAATCCTTTCCTTAATAAAATTCTCCCGTTTTTCGAACGACCAAAGAGGAACATCAATGACCTTAATCGGCGCCTCGGGATATCCTTCTCTAGTCTGCGCATCTCTTCTGCTCCAGTCTCTAATGATTGCTATGATCTCTACCTTCTTAACAGGAACTTTCTTTACCTTCTCAACTAGCCATGCGTAGATGTTCAACTGTTGTTCCCAGTCTGACTTCTCATTCATGACAGCCCATGCGCCCGTGGTCTTGTAGTCAGCCACGATGATGCCGTCATCTTCTACACGCTGAAGGTCAATTGCACCTGAGATATCCCAGCCATCCACGTTGGCATGCAGCCGTTGCTCAATGATGTGATGGTCGTCTTTACCTAGCTCTAGTACCGCATGGATGGCGGTTCCGAAGATAGCCCATACCTTGTCCGATACGTCTTCCTCAAGGCTATCCCAGTGCATCTTACGCAACTGCACAATGCGAGGACTGTTGATAATCTCTGTGGCTGATAGGTGTGCCTTGCCTTTGGTATAGGAAGGTCTGTTCAGAACGTTAACAAACGTCTGAGGTAAGTTGTATTTGTTGGTTAGTTTCATCTGATTGTGTCCTCAACGAAAGATAATGCGCATTTAAAGGCAACAATAATGATTGCTATTGGTAACATAATGAACGTCCAAAATCCCACAATCTTTCTCATGCCAACTCCTTCATTCTCATAAGTGTTGAGCGCAGCTGAATGGCTTCAGCAACAATATGTTCCGCCTCTTCCAAGGCTTTATCTAGCCTCTTTGAGTTGACTTCATCCTCGCAACGATTAGTGAACGTGCGAATGTAAATAATTGACTCTGAATAGTCCATACTTTCTCCGTTTGTGTGTGTTAAAAACATTTCCTCACCGCCAATATAATCCCGTATAATCTGCATGTCAATAGGTTGTACCCAATTAAATGCAACAGTTGTGTTTAGGAACTCATGATTACACTAGAACTGCCATATCCCGTCAGTGTTAACGCCTACTGGTTAGCCTCCGGTAAGCGCCGATACATTTCCAAGCGGGGTGTAGAGTTTAAGAAAACAGTAGCTCATATATGGAGCGAGTCAGGTCATGCAGGTTTCGGGGGCAATCCCGTGGAACTCAATGTTTACCTGTATCCCCGCGATTCCCGCCTGATGGACATAGATAACATGCTGAAGTGCCTTGGGGACAGCCTCCAGGATGCGGGCTGTTTTACAGACGACCAACAGGTATGGCGTATTACGGTAGAGCGTGGCCCTAAGAAAAAGGGTGGCGGATGCCAGGTAACAATCAAGGAATATCAGGTAAACTGTAATGGCTAGTAGGTTTACTTTCATTTTCCTACTAGTTCCTTAACGTGAGCTTTGGGGGGTCTAGTGTTAGATCCCCCTTTTTTGTGTTATAGTTGGCGCACTAACCTCCGTTAGTCTACGTCCTCCGTAGGCACATCCTCAGTGTGCGTTTCCTCAGAAGCCCTCAGTCCTCCGCTGGGGGCTTCGTCTTTCAGGGTTTACCCTTAGTTGGGTGGTAACGTTACCGGTCTTTAACTTTACAGTCACCCTCCGATAACTTTACAGTTCCGCAAAATAACTTTACAAAAACCCTTGCACAAATAATTCTTTTCGGATTACACTAGTGGTGCTGATGGGGACATTAGCGTATAATTAGGCTTCTCAAGCTAGACCGTTATGGTCTGCCGTTTCGCACTACGTAAGTATCGAGAGCCTATTTACGCAGTGTTATATCCTAGAAACGACAGACTATAGCGGTCTTTTGCTTTTCAGTCAGCCGATTGATGTTGGACGGGGAACAAACCACGCCAGCGACATCAGTTGTAAGCAGACTGGGGGTAAGTAGATGTAATACTGCACATATCGGTGGCGAAGCTAGTGCCGATTCTACGAACGACTGGCGGGTGTTGTGGCTCCGTGACGGAACAACTGAAGGCGCATCTAGGTAGGCTAGGTGCGTCCACCGTTCAGGAACACAGAGGGTGTGGGTTACTACAGTGGGTTTCTACAGTAGACAGAAAGCGGAAAGCGGAATTGCGTTTTTATAAAAATAGCTATTGCATTAGCATGGGAACAATGTATGATGATGGAGACAGAAGGAAAGAACGGGGGCATGAATCAGCGGGAGGTCGCTGAAGCTCTTGGGGTGAGTAGGTCATTAGTGCAGCAGTTGGAGAGGCAAGCGATGAAGAAGATTATGAGGTTGCTTGCTAAGAGGAAAATAAAACGTGAGGATTTCTTTTGAACATACCAGAACTACAAGCGGACTTCGAGACGGGCATGGGTTTAATCCTCTTCCCGCCTGACTGGTTTAATCTTGACCCAAACATTCGAGTTGAGTTGTTGAATAACTGGATATACGCTCTTACAAGGACGCGCGCCGCTATGGAAGTTCAGATAGGTGCTGAAGATGCGATTAGAAAGGCGATGAAAAAATGAGTGTATTGGATGAAGCAAAAGATATAATTTACGGTGATCGAGAGAAGACCTACGGCAAGCCAAGCAAGAACCTGGAGACCATTGCGGTTTTTTGGGGAGAATACATTGGCACTAAGTTGTCAGCCAAGGATGTAGCCGTGATGATGGTGTTGTTAAAGGCAGCCCGCCTTCGCAACGACATCAACCATCGAGATTCAGTGGTGGACATCTGCGGTTATGCAGCCCTTATAGAAAGATGTGATGAATAGATAATGGATTACAGAAAAGAATTAAATAAAATGACTGGGACAATCCCTAAGTCAGTAGTAGAAGGGGGCGTAATGCAAGCAGCATTGTGGAAAGAAAGAGCAAGCAAAGCGCATAAATTAGCTAGTAATCCGAGGACAACCGCTGTAGAATTAAAGCGTGCGTTTGAGGAAATGCAACGATTCACATAAGAGGAAAAAATGAAAGTTCAATTAAATAAAATCCGTATTGACGGAGATACACAAGCCCGTCCTGAAATCAATTATTCATTGGTCACTGAGTATGCAGAGAAGATGCGTGATGGCGTTAAGTTTCCGCCCGTCACAGTATTCTTTGACGGCGCAAGCTACTGGTTAGCGGATGGATTCCACCGTTACCATGGACATAAAGCCAACGCAACAAAAGAGATTGAGGCAGACGTTCAAGAAGGCACACAACGTGATGCACAACTCTATTCTTTTGGTGCTAATGATGACCACGGAATGCGTAGAACTGTTGAAGAAAAGAGACGCAGTGTTTTCCGTATGGCTGAGGACTTTGAGTGGGGTGATTATTCAGACCGTGAGATTGCTCGTATCTGTAAAGTATCTCATCCGTTCGTTGCGAAGATAAGAGAGGGCCTTAAGAATGTCAATTCTCCGACACAGAATACACCAGTTAAAACCAAAGCAAAAGCCGATAAGCCCGCCAAAACGGTGGACGCTAAACCAGTTGAAACCGAAGATGAAGAGCCTGAGAATGACGAACTCCACGCATTGGCTATAGAACATCAGAGTATGGCAGAAGAGAATCAGAAGTTGATGAACAAGTTAGCAGTCCACAACATGGATGCTACTGAAGAAGAGAGAGAAGAAGCTCTCGTGTCAATGGAAGAAAAGGATGCCCGCATCAAGGCATTGGAAGCAGAAGTAAAAGCACTGAAAGCAAGCCGTGATACCTACCAATCTAAGAACGCAGACATGCTTAGACAGATCAAGTATCTCAAGAAACAACTAGAGAAATACGAAAAAGTAGACGCATGACAGAAGAGAAACGGCGGATACGGGAAGACTTTAAAGAACAGTTAGCCCGTATCCAAAGACAAATGCTCAAGGAAAAGCTAGACTTAACCAAGAGAAAAGAACAAAACGATTAACCCACGCCAGAGGGTATCTGGTTGCACAGGAGGAATGAATGCTACAGTTACGTGAGCATCAAGCGGATGTCGTTGAGAAGTTACGACTCGGCTTTGAGGGAGGACACCGCTGCCAACTCTTATACGCACCCACTGGGTTCGGTAAGACTGAGGTAGCGATGGAGATTATGAAGAGCGTTTCTGAGAACTTTAAACGCACGGCCATGGTTCTTGACCGCATTGTATTGGTTGAGCAGACCAGTCTTAGGTTAGGCAAGTATGGTATTGAACATGGGGTTATGCAGTCAGGTCACTGGCGGTATCGCCCGCATGAACGCATTCAGATTTGTTCAGCGCAGACATTAGAAAAGAGACAGGCTTTCCCTGATATAGACCTATTGATTATTGACGAGTGCCATGTCACCCGCCGTAAGACAGTAGAGTTTGTAAAACAAAACCCACAGATTAAAGTCATTGGCTTAACTGCTACCCCGTTCACTAAGGGATTGGGCGATACCTATAGCCATGTGGTGGGTGCTACATCTACTGGAGACCTGATTGAAAAAGGTTGGTTAGCACCGCTCAAGATTTACATTGCTAAAGAGATTGACATGACGGGAGCCAAAAAGGTAGCGGGCGAGTGGTCTCAGGACGAAGTATCTGAGCGAGGCATGAAGATTACTGGCGATATCGTTACCGAGTGGGTAAAGAAAACCCATGAGATATTTGGAGGCCCGAGAAAGACAATCGTGTTCTGTTCAGGAGTTGCTCACGGCAGAGATCTGGTTGCACAGTTTGCTAATGCGGGCTACAACTTTGTTTCCATATCCTACAAGGAAGACGATGAGTTCAAGCGGACTACCATCGAGGACTTTGCTAAGCCCGATACAAACATCCACGGATTGGTGGCTACTGACATCCTGACTCGTGGGTTTGACGTGCCTGATGTAATGATTGGCGTGTCAGCCCGACCCTTTTCTAAATCTTTTAGTTCCCATGTTCAACAGTTGGGACGGGTGATGAGACCGCATGACTCTAAAGAGTTTGGTGTTTGGTTGGATCACTCAGGCAACTACCTTCGATTCCGTAATGACTGGGATAGCTTGTATGCGGACGGTGTTCGTGAGCTAAAGGAGGGTGGAGAGAAGGCCAAGAAAGAACTTACTGAACGGGAGAAGAAAGAATCTAAGTGTCCTTCGTGTGGTATTTTGTGGACGGGTGGAGATGTTTGCTTAGGTTGCGGTCACGTTCGTGAGCGTAGAGCCATGATTGAGGCAGTGCCTGGCGAACTGAGAGAACTCCAAGAGGCTAATCAAAAGCTACACATAACTAACCAAGCGTTTTGGTCAGAGTTGTTGGCTTACTCAAGAGTCAAGGGATACAAAGAGGGATGGGCCGCACACAAGTATAAGGAAAAGTTTGGAGTCTTCCCTCGCGGGTTGAGCAACGACTCTAAAGACCCATCAAGACAAACATTAAACTGGATTAAGTCTCGCGCCATTGCTTACTCCAAGTCTAAATTAAGGAATCAAGCATGAGATATCTATCAGTATGTTCAGGAGTTGAGGCAGCAAGTGTGGCTTGGCATCCCCTAGGTTGGGAGGCAGTTGGCTATTCAGAAATAGAGAAGTTTCCGTCAGAAGTATTGGCGCATCATTACCCAAACACGCCAAATTTTGGCGACATGACTAAATACAAGGAGTGGAATACAAATGGAACAGTTGAGCTTTTGGTCGGAGGAACCCCGTGTCAGTCCTTCTCAGTCGCAGGTCTCCGTAAAGGACTTGAAGACCCAAGGGGCAACCTTGCCCTCGTCTATTGTGGAATTCTTGACAAGTTTAGACCCAAGTGGTTCGTTTGGGAAAATGTGCCAGGTGTCCTCAGTTCAAATGATGGACGGGACTTTGGTTCCTTCCTCGGGGCGGTGGCAGAACTCGGGTATGGGTTCGCATATCGGGTGCTTGACGCTCAATACTTCGGAGTTCCACAAAGACGTAGACGTGTGTTTGTTGTCGGATGTCTTGGAGACTGGCTATCTCCCGCAAAAGTTTTATTTGAGCGGGAAAGCTTGCTCAGGAATACTGCGCCGAGCAGACAAAAGAGGGAAGAAACTCCCGCCTTTTCTCCAAGCAGCTTTGGAAACTACAGTGAAGGAGTCGGAACACTTAGACGAGACGGAGGAGACCTCGGAGGAGGATCAGAAACTCTAGTAACGACTAACCGTTTGGTTGCGTTCGGTGAATACGCAGACGATGGCACGGCAAGCACATTGAAAGCCCGTGATTATAAAGACCATACAGACTTGATTGTTTACGAGACTCACCCCGCAGACTCAAGAGTAAAAGAGATGGGCGATGTATGTCAGACAGTAACCTCAAGATGGGGGACTGGTGGTGGTAACGTTCCGCTTGTGCAGTCTATTGCTATTCAAGATGTATCAGGCAGAGATAAGAAGCAGAACGGGCGAGGATGGAATGATGATGAGGTTATGTATACCTTAGATGCCGCCGCCACCCAAGGAGTTGCTTACTCTATTGGCTTTACTCAGTCGGATGCAGCAAGAGATGTTGGTAATAATGTAAGCCCGACCCTTCGCTCTGGCGGTGACGGTGGATATCCTAATCATTCCGTAGCGTATGGCTTTGAACCTGGCATTGCCAAGAGAGAGGGAAGTCCTAATCGTTTCTCTGAAGAAATGTCCCCAACATTGAGGGCACAGATGGGCGACAACCAAGCAGCAGTTGCCTATTCAATCAGGGAAGATGCCCAAGCAAACAACTTCAGCGCAACTCAGCTTGAGGTAACCCCTGCTCTTCAAGCTCTGCGTCCGTCTGTCCAGTCGCATCATGCTCAGACATTCGTTGCCCACGCATTCAAGGTTAGGGGTGGGTGTGAGGGTGGCGGTAAGGGATACCTTGGTTCAGATGAGAAAGCCTTTACTCTAAGCGTGACCCAAGACCAACAGATTGCGTTCAATACGAACGCTAGACCTGATGAGATGAAGTTTGAGGACGAGATATCAGGAACTCTAACCCGTAGTCAAAGTGCGGGCGTGATTCAGAACATGGCGGTGCGTAGACTTACCCCAACGGAATGCGAAAGATTGCAAGGCTTCCCTGATAACTATACAAACATACCTTGGCGAGGCAAGCCTGACTCTCCCGATGCTCCACGATACAAAGCAATGGGTAACTCGATGGCTGTCCCTGTAATGGCTTGGATTGGTAAAAGAATACAGGAGGTAGAAGATGGTAAAGCGTGAGGATAAGATACTGAACTGGTATGAATTCAGTTACCTGAACGGTGTCCGGAAGAACAATCAGGCGGCCATGGCAACCTATGAAGAATATCTACATGGTATGCAGAACCTTGGTGTTGCGTCCGTCAAAGGTAAGATAGAGAAGAAGATGTTTCAAATCATCAAGGAGATGGCTGAGTTAAATACTATGCTGACTGCTAAGGTAGAGATGGAAAGAAAAAGGGATATATCTTTGTGGTTGAATGACCTCTAGCATGACCCTTTTAGGGGTAGCCTGAAGATTTTTTGGTCTCCAGGCTACTCGGTTACAGATCAGGTGCTAAACATAAAAGGATAATCACGGCAATAAAAACTAGGCCCGCGACAATATCGTCAGAGGTTGGGCCTTGGTTCATTTCGTTTCCTCAAGATAAGCGACACCCTTGGAACTGAGAAATACATTCTTGTGACGAGAGTCTTTTCCTTGTTCTGTTCTAAGAAAGTCACGGACTACAAGACTTTTAAAGTATTTGTGTGCCGTGGCATGACTGCATACCTGTAGTTTTATACAGTCAAATAGAATATCTGTAGCGGGCATGACCCTTTTCTCATAGACCAAGCCGAGAATGAAGTCCTGTTCGGGAGTAATATGATACTGGTTCATGACCAGTCGTCTGTTGTAACCGTTCATTCTGTGCCTCGTTCTACATTCTCTACTTCCCATTCGCCAAGTTCAATGTCATTTTCATTAAGGTAATCGAAGGCCATATCAACTGCCTCGTCTTCGTCATTAGCATCTACAAAAACCGTGGTCTTTGCGTGTGTAACTAGGGTAACTTCGTATTTTTTCATCTCGTGTTTCTCTCCTGATAATTGGTTAAGCCAAGCGTCAAATAGGGGCTGCCATGGGTTAATCATTTCTGTCCCCTGTAATATATTTCTCCCTTGAAAAGACTAGGGATAAGGTATGAGTCGTAATGGTGTGCCACCATGTAATCGTCCGCCTCCTCCTCTGATAGCATTGCTTTCTCACTAATGTCGTGAACCAATGCACAAGGGTAAGAATCCCTACCCTTTAAAAATTCACCAAACTCTATGTTTCCAAACCATACTTGCGTCTTCATTGTGCCTCCTCCCGCTCTTGTTCTTCCCACTCCGCCATGCCTTCGCTGATACAAAACTCAAGGTCAATCTCGCTCGGTATGTTCTCCATGACCCACTCTGCATTACCTTGAATGTCGTAATACTGATCGTCTCCATCGTCCCAAAGTCCGCAATAAGCGCACCCGCCCTCGTAGTAGTAACCTTTTACAGTAAAGCCTAAGTCTTTTAGCTTTTCATAAAAGGCAAGTGGTGGACTCCAAGCCGTATCAAAACTGGCTGACATAAAGTTCTTATCATGCCCGCTTAGAAACGGTTCGCAAGCCTCCCATTTAGTTCCCCAGTTGGCATTACTCCATGAATACCAATCGGCATAGCCGTGCCTGGCGATGTTCTCTTTTTGTTGTCGCTCAAGCTCCGCCTGTTCGGGGGTGTCTTTGCCGTGGAATCCTGACATGGTTTCCGTTAAATCTTTAGGGCATGGAGCGAACTCAGAAAAGAATTTTCCCGCTTTAATTGCACTGGCCGCCCGCTCAATCATCTCAGGGTTGTCGTGTTGTAGTTCTAATGTGTTGTTGCACCAGTTAGGCATTTTCGTTCTCCTTTAGCTTATCAATGTTAAATACAGATACATCTTGAAACCGCACACAATCATTTAGATACTGGATTAGTGCGTCAATCGCCTCTTCCTCGTTCTCTACTTCTATCTCGTCTTTAAAAGTAATCTCAAATTTAGGCATTTTGTTTCTCCTCAATTTCAATTGTGTCTGAATAAATAATTCTTTCTGCTTCATAGTCTTCCCATGAACCACCGTTAATCGCTACTTCCCATGCTTTATCTTTTGAATCTGCCTCAACAATCGCAGATAGATAAATAACTTGACTTGCTAACACTTCAAATTTAGGCATTTTCATTCTCCTTTGCGTATGTTCCAGTAATGTTTGAATCGTATAAGCATGAATCTTCTGACTGATCACCCGCAAAATGGCGGGACTCTGCCAGGTGATGGGCTTCTTCGCTACTCTTGGCTTCTACATCGTATGAGTAAGTCCATTGTTGGGTTTCATGAATTTCAATCGTAAATTTAGGCATTTAAAAATCTCCTTCAATGTTTTCATAACAGTCTTGGCAAATCGCCTCGTAACCATTGGTTTCCATGTATTGCATACCTTGGCGTTGGCGATCAGTTTCGCACTCGCCCACGCTCCAAAACATATCAATACTTGTTACTTTGCTCTCGCAACAGTCGCATTGGTTGATACCTTGGTTTAACTCCTCGTCCGTCAATGTCTCAGGGTAATACCACTTAGAATCAATCTGCGAACGGTCACGGTAGCAGTAACCAGTTTCCATAGCGAAAATGCGGAAGTCCGCATTCTCTTTCCACCAGTCCAAAGGCAAGTCGTAATGGCGAGCGTGTGCCTTAAAAGTTTCAATGATGGCGTTCTCCGCCTCTTGTTGGGTCAATCCAATAGCTGAGAATTCAAAACTTCTGCTCTCGCCTTGTGCTAGATATATTTTCATGACAAATTCCCTTCATTCCACATAGCACGAGCGAAACTAATTAGCTCATCACTTACGAGTAAATTGTTGGCTTGTGCATGATGTTCAATTACTTCTATCGGGCATTCTTTTTCTGTCGGGAAATTGTCTCCCCAAATCTGACTCCATTCAGTCGCATTTAAATTCATATTTCCTCCGTTAGTCCGCATAAATAGTTTCGTCCGCTCCCACAATGGAAGAGACATACCAATCGCCCGCCTCTAATTCATACTGGCGACCAAGCATGGCATTGATACAATCAAGACCTAGATAACAAGTGTTACCAATCTTGCTGATGAGTTCATCAGTAGGCATCTCAAATTCTTTTGATGCTTGCTCAATGGCTTCATCAGGAACATAAAGAACTAAATTAAATTTCATACTTCCTCCGTGATACTTATAATTAAACGACTTACCTTGTGAATAAAGTTTGCATACTGTATCGCCTCCTCAAGCGTGTTAAACAGTCTGCCTCCGCATACATAACGCATATATCCTCCTGTATGTAAATTACATTATAGCCATAGTAATTCAAAAAACAATAGCTATTTCAAAATAAATAAGCATGACCCTTTTATGGCAAGCATGACCCTTTTAGTCTGAAATTTTTCCAAAGCAGTGCCAGGCGACCGCTCGCAAAATCGGGCCGTTATGCCAACTGATCTGGCAAGGTCAAAAAAAAGTGTCAAAAACTCCCCTCCATTTAAGGATTGAAAACCCGCTCAATGCGGGGGATTGGTTTGCTTAGGTTTCTTCTGCGTAGCGTTTGCAATCGGCTCTGTATGAGTGGGCGATTGTGCGAGCGTAAAACTTCCCAAAGTCTGCGAGACCATCTTCCAAGTTTCCGTCTAGCTCATGCCTAAGAATGCTAGAAGTGATAAAACTGGTTGCCATCTCTTCGGTATATCCTTGCTCAATCAATCCCTCAAAAATGCCTTTTAGGACTGCATCTGCAACTCTTGGAAATTCTAGGGCGGGCTGCCTAGCTAAAATTGAATCGTTTAAATCGTGCATGGGTTTAAAATATTGCATAATTCCTCCGTTTGTTTATCCTTAGACGCTCGCCCGAGCGTTTCGCCTTTATAGGCTCATCAGTAAGGACTATTCAACCCTTCTAATCCAATGCTCGCCAGTGATACATGAAAGGTTAAGCGATTGCCCAACGCTCATGGCTTGTATGCTTTCTATATCTTCGGGGTCGTATCCCTTTTCCTCCGTGAAAAACTCTTCTTCGTGCCATTCCAAAGTTGAGCGGTTGTTTTGATGGTAGCCTTCGCCCCAAAAGCATTCGTAAATTTTCTTCATTTGTTTAGCTCCTTAAAGAATTTCTTCTGAATTTAAAACGGGAAACCACCTTATAAAACCTTGGTCGGTTTCAGCGTAAATTTTTCCGTCTTCAATGTAATAAGATAAGGTGAAACCGTCTTTTATATCTTGCTTTATATACTCTAAAGCCTCTTGAAATGTTGCCATATTACCTCCGTTGTTTATTCCGTGAACCCTTGCGGGTTTTCGTCCTCTTTAGGACTCATCAGACGGACTGATTAAAATTGCTGATATACAAAAACACCCTCGGACGATTCGCCCACAAGCTGAGTGTTATCGTTTAGCCAGTTGCGGATATATTCTATTTTTTCGTCTTCGTCCGTTAGCTCTTCGTCCTCAATGTCGGTATCGTATTGCCCAATGATGTCCGTGTAATGAGTCTCTTCGTAGTCGCAACAAATGGCAATAATGTCTAGCTCTATTTCCTCGCCTGTGCTTTCCTCGTATTCCTCAAAGTAGTCAAATAGCAAGTCTTTGGCTTCATAGCTGAACTGGGTGTCTCTACCCGCTTGCTTGAAATAGTCGTGAAATTCGCTTCTATATACTGTCGTTTTCATACTGCCTCCGTTGGTTTGTTTAATGATTCTTGAGCGTGCTTGCGTTTGGCATGATTAACGCCACGAATGAACGCCTCCGCCTCATGCTTGTAGTTGCACCAAAATATAAGCGTGCCATTGTCTTCCACCATATAAGGTGAATCGCTTGGCTTTGTCCTCTGTATTATGTTCATTACTTGCCCTCCAGTTGGTTCAAAATTTCCCCGTCTATTACTTCGTTCAAATGTAAAACCGCAAGGCTTAACGCCTCTTGATGGTTCAAAATGTCTTCACCCAATGCGGTGCGTTGCTCGTCCGAATACTCTCCGTCTCGGTCATGGTTTACTAACATTGTGATGAGTTGCTCTCGTGTTAGCTCGTGCAATTCTTCAATCGTTGAGTTGTGTAAATGTTGCATAAATCCTCCGTTTAGTTGTTGCCTTTTAATTATAGTCAAATAGTTTTAAATTGTGCAAGTATTTATTTTACATTTCATTCAATCCCTTTGTTTATAAGGCTCTGTAGTTGTAGATTATATAAATACTTGAGTGATCTGGAGGGTTATTGTTGATGAAAAAAGCCCGCTTATTTTGTGGCCTTTTTACTAATCCAGTAGAGGGATAACAGAGGGTAAAACACTCGTTTGGGTGGTAACGTTTCCACTTGTTTGCTCGCCAGGTGATGAGAGTCAATTTTTTGCGTTTGGTTCATTCTTTGGTATTGTTCAGATATTCCCGTTTTATACCCATATAAAAGATATGACAGAGAAAACCAAAAAGCCCGCCAATCTTCCGAAGTTGCCTAGACTATCCCGTAAGCAAATAAGAGAGGGATTAGATAGCATTCCAATGGATACGATTCTTCTCGGAGTAGGTAAGTCAAAGGAACTCACCCACAAGCAAAAGCAATTCGCCCGCCATGTTGCACTAGGTAAAACTAAAGCAGATGCATACAGAGAGGCATATAACACAGAGGGGAATGTAAAGACGGTAGGCAATAACGCTAGTAGGCTTGCACAGGATACCCGAATACAAGTGGAAATAGAGGCTTACAAGCTGGCAAAAGAGGCGGAGGATTATCGTAATCCCGCTGACTTGAGGAGGCTAGTAATCCATCAACTTACCCAACACGCACTAGATGGCGAGATAAATCCCGCTCAACGCATCAAATCCCTAGAGCTACTGGGCAAGGTTGCGGGGGTTGATGTCTTCATGGATAGAAAAGAGACAACCATTATTCACCAAAGCGGAGACATAAAAGCCCGCTTACTTCACCAATTAAAAGCCGTGATAGATGTAAACGCTAGAGAGATAAACTCAGAGGATACGGCAGAGAGCCTACTGGCAGAACTAACCGCTCCGCAAAATTCTGAGGAGTTTTCGGCTGCAACTGATCGCGAGCCTGGCGACCCCACCGTGGGGGTAGGCCCCGATATTGACGCGTCGCATGGGGGGACTGTAATACATACTATTCCACACAAACAATCCGACTCAAATTCCACAGAGTCAGCCCCGTGTAAGGATTCGCCTACGCAAGATGTTGATTTCACTGAAGAAAAAAAAGACGTGGTAACGTTTCCACCTGAAGAGGGGTACCCCAATGATGATTTCTGGGCTGAGAAGGGCTTAGATTCTGAGGAAGACCCCCCGGTAGGTAATTGGAAATGACAGGGGTGGGGGGTATATTTTTTGAGAAATTCGCTTCTAAAGACCATTGTTTGGAAAGACTGATGACTCCTAAGCAAAAAGAGATATTTTTGGTGATTGATGAGTGGTGGATTAGGTATGGGTTTGGGCCGTCCATTGATGACATTATGTATATGACTGGGGACAGGGGTCGAGGGAATGTCCATAGGATAGTGAAGAGGTTATGTGAAATGGGAGTTTGTAAGAGGTTGCCGGATCGGGCGAGGTCGGTACGTCCTGTTTATATTAAGTTTAGGAATTTAGAATGACGATTATTTGTACATTGATATTTTTGTATTTTCTTTATAAAGACTATGACAGATAAGCTAACCGAGTTTATTAATCAGTTACCCGTTCATGAGCAAGAAGCCATGATTGAGGAGTTGGCTGCGTACCAACACGCCTTAAAAAGAGAGAAAGCGAATACTGATTTTATTAAGTTTGCCCATGAGATGTGGCCCGGCTTTATAGATGGACGACATCACAAAGTGATGGCCAAAGCTTTTGAGAGGGTTGCAAAGGGAGAGATAAAGAGACTGATCATTAATATGCCGCCGCGACATACGAAGAGTGAGTTTGCAAGTTATATGCTCCCAGCATGGTTCTTAGGTAAATTCCCTAATAAGAAGATTATCCAGTGTTCCAATACAGCTGAGTTGGCTGTAGGTTTTGGACGTAAGGTACGTAACTTATTGGACAGTGAGCAGTATTCCCAGATATTTCCT